GGTACAAAGGTATAAAACCTTTTTTAATCTACCAAATTTTTTTTCATTCTTTTTATTCTTTTTCTTCAGTTTCTTCTACATCAACCAAAATGTATTCTACTCCTAAGATTGGTGAATAAACCATTTCTAATTCTTGATACTTTGTATCGTTTGTTTCTTGTCCTTCCATTATTTATTTTTGTTTCGACAAAGGTACAAATTTTATTTTTAATTTTCCAAATCTAAACCAAAAAAAAAATCCACCTCTTTTGGAGATGGATTTTATTATATTATTAATTACTTAACTATACATCATACCATCTCCGTCCCAGTTGTATCTCTACCCTCGGCTCCTATCGTAAGTAATAACGTATTTAAAGTTTTCATTTTCTGCGGTTTTATTTGTTTTCTTATAATTATATGCTAATTTTGAAAAAAGTCAAATTTTTTTTAAAATTTTTTTATTTTTTTTGTAAAATAAGGACTATGGTGTTAAATAACGCTTCCGGAATTGGGATATTATCAACATCCTCTTTTTTTATTTTATTCTCCCAAGTATACCAATAGTTACCACCTCTTTTTTTAATCAATTCATGTAAATAAAATTTAACTAATCTTGATTGGATAACAACATTCAAAATATTCAATTCAGGAGGGAATGGCATATATTCCGGATTCCATTGTTCTCTTGATAATTTTTTAACTAAAAAATTTTTAATTGGACCAATATTATATTTTAACCCAAATTGTTTTAAATCTTTAAGTTTTGGATTTTGGTCTAACATAGACATAATATTATCTTCCTTAGATTGACGTTCGTCTGAGTATTGTTCAAGAATATTTTTTTTCTCTTCTTCGGTTATAACTAACTTTTTCATATTATTTTTTCTTTATAATCTCAGCCGCAACTGCCGGAATATATTGTTTATATAACTCAATTTGTTTTAATTTGAGTTCAATCATCTCATTTATATTGTCCGTTAATTTTTTGATTTTTTCATATTCATCCGGAGTCAATAAATAAACTTCTTTTGGTCTATTATGGTAATCCTGTTTAACCGGTTTAGGTAATTCAACCATTTCGACTTTGTTACCTGTTTTGGTTTCAACATAATACGGTGTTAATCCTTGAGATTTCAAACGAGTAAAATCAAATGATTTTAAATTCGTATCCAAAGTTCTTCTATCTTCAGGAAATTCAGGTTTTAACTCCATTTCTTTATGTTGTCCTAATATCTCATCCTTTTCTTCTTCGGTAATTATTAATTTTTTCATATTGATAAATATAATGATAAGAAAAAAAAAGTTTAACAACCCCGCCCTCGGGTCGTAGCGGGCTACAAAGGGATTAGTGGAATTCTGTGTGTTAGTCACCACTGTACTAAGTCCGTATCTATCCTTTACCGTATTTCTACGGTGCTACTGTTGGGAGGTCACCCCTATCAACACACCTAGTCCATTAGTTTTTAAGAGTATGGACACCCCGGTTGTTAAACTTTTTATTTTGTGGGTAACAGGGGATTCGCACCGAGAGCCTTGACATACTTTTTTTTCGCGAAATATTACAATATGCTGTACTCCAATTAACCTTATTCTATGACACCATTCTCACCGGAATGGCCCGATTCGCTACACCGGAAAGGTTACCCAATTAAAAAAACAGACAGAATGATTTTCCGATATTCTCATCTTGGGGAATAATGGATATCACGTCCTTATCTACCCTCGGCGGTCTCTTGGTTTGGTTGATTATTCCAAACCTCACATTCATATTACCACTGACGCAAGTTATGTGTCTGTTTTTATTTCTTCAGGAGAGACCCCCAAGGGATAACCATAACGGAATTACCCTTGACTCACTCTCCGTCTTCTTGCACACCGCCAAGGACTCGAACCCTGAACTTTGAGGTTGGAACTCAAAATGATACCATTTCACCAACGATGTATATAACAACATAATCATTCATAGTCCCCTGCCGGGCAACTCCCCTACTTTTTCACACAACCCGGATGCCTCCGAATCTAATTTTCTATATTACTCCTATTAGGAAACGCGTTTTCCGTTCGGCAGTTCAAGCCCATTTTCGCGGGTTAAACAATTATGTTATTTGTAGTCAGGAGAGGAATCGAACCTCTCTACAGGGAGCTACCCGTCATCCGTGACCTTCCATCGGACTCGAACCGACCTTGTGTCCAACCTGACTATTAAAAAACCCCCGACCTGACCTGCCAGATAGTACGTGTCATAGCGCTTTCGTTACGTAGCGAGGGTTTTAATCTTTATATTTCCAAACAAAACCTCCCGACGTTTTTGTTTTACCTCTTAAATTATTATTAATGCCTTTATAACTTATACCACTTTCTTTAGATGCAATATTCCCATTAACCCATTCTTTTATTAATTCACCGTTTAGTGAAAATTGTAAGATTGGTTTTGATTTTGCGTGAGGTAATCCTGTTCGTTCCAAATATCTTTTGTAATTATTATTATCACCTTTAGACGATTCACTCATTTTTTTCTTATGTGTATCTGATTTAGATTTACCTTTCCAAAATTCACTCATCTTTTTTTTGGTGTCATCACTAATTTTTCTACCTAAAGCGGATTGACTCATTTTATTTTTACTTTCGTTAGAGTGATGTTTACCCTCCCAAAAAGGTTTTAACTTACCGTTTAATACTAACTTGTCGTCTTTACTTAATCTAAAAACTTTACCATTTTCATCAATATATTGTCCCAATCCTACAGTAACAAATCCAACATCCGGAATATATGCGTTTTTATTAAGTAAATCACTAATATGTTCTATTATCAATTGACGTTCGTGTAACATACAATCTTGTCTATTTTCAAAATCATCTCTAATAATAGTTTTAACTAACTTTGTTTTATCGGGTCTCCAACTTTTCATAGACCCCATATAACTATCTTTCAAAGGTTCTACTTTTGATGACCTACTACCAAAATAATATTCACCAGTTTCTAATAAATCTAACCTATAAGTGTAATGAAACATAAAATTCTCTTTATTATAAATATATTATAGATATTCAAAAGAACAATTTTAAGTAAATTATTTTTCTAAACTATCCGGATAATATAATAATGTTGGGTTTTTTTTCTGTATTTCAGTTTCCGGGTAAAATTTCTTAAACTCCATTACATTAAACTTACAGGTGATTAAGTGAAAACCATTTTTGGTTTTAATTACTTTCTCAATTTTATCACCCACCGGTTGGATTTCCATTAAATCCATTGTAATATCTCTTAAGAATTTTTTATCCTTCGTATCAACATCAATAATCCATCTTTTTTCTTGTGTCTTAATTTGACCCACCACTGAATCAAACAAACCTTTTTGGTTTTTAACACCATTTTTAATTCTTTCGGCAAGAAGTGCTAACATATCCAAAGAAACATCATTATGGTTTTGTTTCTGAACGTGGATGTACGCTCTTGCCTTGAACATCTCACATAATTGTTTTATTTCATCGTATCTCTTATCAAGATGTTCAACGCTATCAATACAATATGTTTTGATTGTTCTAACCGATTGGTGATTATCTCTCTCACCTTCCGGTTGGTCTTTCTTTCTCTTGAAAACGTATAACATATAGAAATCGTTTTTGTCCGAAAAATTTAATAACCCCTTAATTTCTTTTATATTATCTATCATCTTAATATCCTATTTCGTCTTTAATTTTCCATTGTTCCTCTGGAGTCACTCTTTCAATTCTTTCAACCGGAACAAACCCATCCAATCTAACTTCTTTTACATCCTCAAAATGTTCTATCTTATCCATATAAAACCCGAATGAGTATCTGAGATAATAAAAGATTTGTTCTTTCTCATCCCAATATGCCATATAATTGTTTCTACAGAAACCCTTATACCAACCCTGTTTCATTTCATTCTTCGGTATCATAACTTCAATATTTTTAAGATTATCACTACGGGATTCGAACCCGTATCTGCCTATCTAAAATAGACCTGCTACCCAAGGTGGTATTTATTCCCACTTACACCAAGTGATAATCTTTAATTTTTGACAAAGATAATACTTCTTTTTAAATTCACAAACAAAAAATGAAATTATTTATAA